CTGCGTTATTAAGTGTTACAATAACCTCAATTTTTAATGCCTTATCAAATATATCAGTCTGCTTGGTGATGTTGAACAACCTTGTTGGATTGGACTTAATAGTAGTTTGGATCACCTCCCCCGTCGTAGGATCGAACAGAGGTTCAACAACTTGAGCATAACAAGCAGTATCAGGTAAGATAATCTTACCTACGTTAACACCAGCTGTTTCAGGAGTAAAGGTAGCAACATATCTATTGTTTGCTATACCCCTCATTACAGCTGCCTTTATAGTTTGATTAAGTATGAACTGAGCAACACTTGTATCGACACCCGCATCTGTACTAAGATCGTTTACTATGTGTTCACCCGAGGACAATAGCATGTGATTAACTGCATCTACATAGCTGTATAGTCCCATTACTTACCCCCCTTCTGCTTATAAGGCACAAGTTTGTTTAACATTTCTTGACGTTTTTCGCAACCACATCCTGGGGTTTTTTTAAATCCCAGTTTGTTTGCCACCTTAGCTACGGTATCGCCAAGACCTTTAGAAGACATTTGAATTGGATTATATGGTTTTAAAGACATAAGTACTCCTGAGAAAAAAATACCTAGGGGGCCTTTCGACCCCCTAGGTACAAGTAATAAAATGTAATTAGTTAACACTAAGATTAAGCAACAGCGGTATAGTTGCCTTGAATTGCGCCACAGAGTTCTGGACGCAAGATACCAGCACCAGCCATAATGGAACTTACGGTAAAGAATGTACCACGACGGACATCTTTAACTGTTTCAACCTTCATGCCTTGTAAACGCAATGAGCAAACAGCTGACTTTTGCCAAATAAGGGCTTTAATTGGTTTAAGTACATCACCAGTAGCTACAGTACCGTTAGAAGTGATTTGAGTAAGATCATCAAAATCATCATTATTAGCACCATGGAAACCGTGCCAGTTAAAGTTATACTTTGGATCTCCAAGATCACCAATAACATTTACTTCGTCGTTATTGCTGTACTGACCAGTAGTAAGGTCAAGACCGTTTGCAGTAACATTTGTTAAACCTGAGCTAATAACAGCATGGTCAAGTTGAGCAAGGTGGTTGCTCTTAATAATCTTAACTCCCATGTATTCAAGAACTTCAGTAATACCAAACATGTTCTGAGTAAGTGGAGCACCAAGACCACCAGCTTCAGCTACACCACCGAAGAGTGGACGACCAGCACCACCAACGAGGCCAGTAGCATCACGAGCAATACCAAGAGCACGAATGTCATGGAAAGCTTGTGGAGTTACCGCGCAGTAAACTTCACCCATAGTTGCGTCAATTTCAGAAAGACGAACCATATAACGCTCTAAGTAATCAAGAAGAAGAAGAGCTGCATCGGTTCTTTGTGTAGAAGTAGCACCACGAAGACCAAGGAAGTTAAATGCTGCGTTTGAAGTTAAGAATGGATTAGTTCCATAATTCATACCAGCGTAATCTGAGCTAAATGGATTACGGTTTGGAGTAAATGCAGCTTGAGCAATCATGCAAGCAATTTGCTTATCACGGATGTAGCTAAGTTGAAGACCAGCTTGACGAGCTAACTCAGCTCTATAATCCCATTGGGTAAGCATAAGATGAATGTCGTCAAGTTCAAAGAATGCAGCCATTGGGCGTTGATCCAATGAAACATCAAACCAACCTGGAGTTGAAATACCAGTATTACCTAGTAATTCTTCACCAGCTTGCCAAATACCCTTGTGACCAACAGTTCCTGTAATTGGAAAACGCTTGGTTGTACCTGATTCAATAGTTTCAGTAGTAACCATTGGTTCAAAAATATTATATTGATCATATGCATTGATTACTTCGCCTGACCAAATAGGAAGCCAGTATGAAGGATCAGTTGCACCAGAAACTGAAGGAATGCTGTTTGGGCTGGCAGCTTGACCACCTTTAGGCCAGCCACCATGACCATCCATGTTTGAAGCATTGCCTACGTTAATAGAAGGATAACCCGAATCAATTGGGAATAAATTATTAATGTTCTCTGGCATGTTTGTTTCTCCTTATATAGAAACTCTCTTTTAAATTAAATAAATATTAACGAAGGAGAAATTATTAATTAGTCCGTGTCCTAATGGATTATACGGAGTTAACGATTTCTATAACCGTAACGAGATGTATTAACAACCATTGCTTCTACTGCCTGTCTATATTTTGAATCTACACGAAATCTTGGATCGCGTAGGGCAGCTTGTTGTTCAGCAAGGTTTTTAAATACCTGTACGGATTGTGGAACCTGTGAGGGATTAACCCGATTTTGCATAGCCTGGGGTTCCTGAGCCTTGGGTTTTGCCTGTGGTTGTGTTTGCTCATATTCAGCCTTAAGACCTAGGAGGACATTCTTATAGGCGTTTGTTTGAAGAGAGCGATTAATAGCCGCAACTTCATCAGCTGGCTTGGCTTCTTGAGCCCACTTGAATAGACGTTTAAGGTTGTCACTTCCGCCCACGACAACTGCCGCATCTTCCCAAGATTGCTTTGCTAATGCTTTACGACCCTTAATCATTTGCTCAATGATTACTTCATCAGCACCCATCTTAGCTTGGATTTCTTTACGAGTAGTTGCACTTACGGCACCCGTTGAGTCAATTTCCTTGCCCCAACGAAGCCAATCTTCTGCACTAACCCGAGCCGTAGATCCAGGTTGAGTAGTAGGTGGTGGTGTAATCTTTAGATCTTCTGGAACGCCAGAAAGATCCTCGACTGGTTCTGGTTGAACCTGAGCTTGAGGTGAGTCCCCCACATAGTTAGGATTAGTCACCCCATTTTGATTATACTGCTTCTTTAGAGAAGCTATTTCCTGTCTGGCTTGAGTGAATCCCTTGCGGGCTTCAATTAAACTGTTAAACCAATCATCAGCAGATTTAAAATTACTAGGGATCTTTTGCCCTTGATCTTGAACATATTTCATAAACATAGCACGTTCATGGGTTGTTTGTGGATCTTCTGATTGGATTGGTGTAGCAATGATTGGCTGAGTCTCGACAGGTTGAGATTGTTCAGCATTATTTGTATCTAACATTTAACTCTCCTTTAAGATTATTCGGATTACCGAGTCTTAGTTTTTTTCTTTGTTATTGGTTTTTTAGAATCTGGCTTAGGACCAGTACGTTCTTTAATATAATTCATATCACATTTCTTTTTCATTTTTTCTTTGCTTTCTTACTGGTTTTTTTCTTTGTTGGTTTTTTCTTTTTTGGCATTGGTTTCTCTTCAGGCATTGGCATTTGAGCACCAAGACCCATTTGAGATTCCATCATACCAGGACCATAACCAGTTGGCATACCCATACCCATCATTGGCATTCTACTCATTGTAACCTCATTTCTTTAGTTTGTTCCAGATAGCTAAACCAGTTCTATGGTAATTTCTTTCAATTTTAGAAACAGAAGTATCATTGTTAATATCACCACCAGCTCTATAATCTAACTGTTTATGTGTTGCATTATATCCAGTAAATACTACATCTTTTCCAGTAAGATCAGAATCAGCTACAGCAGTAGTTGTAGAAGCTATTAAAAAAGCTATACTACCTAGATTAGCAAGTTGTGTTCCTGCTGAGTTTTCAGCAAAGTTTATTGTAGATGCACTACCTGGTTGACCTGTAACTAAGTAATGAAAAAGTGATCTTAGTCTATTATCAACTTGGTTATTTTTTCTTGGATTTCTACCAAAAACAGTTTTTCCATAAGGATTTACATAGTTAAGGCCAGTATCTCCACCCTCTGCTACTAGAGTAAATGTTTGATTATTAGAACTATTAGCTGGATCAATATACGCCCCCATAGCTAAAGCTACACCTTGTTGAAATGAAATAGTTGGCATAGATTATTCCTTTATTGTAAGATTTTAGTTTTATATCTAGAAAGAGTACGTTTAGCTTGGATATTACCTTGAGCACAGAGTGTATTAAACTCTACTAAATACGGTTCTATATCGACACGATCAGTAGAAATAGTAAGTAATTCAAACGGAGCTCCAGAAACTGGATCTGTTGTATAGTTTAATACCTTAGTAAATGGAGGAAGCCAAGGAGGAACAAAGTTAACTGTTGCAACATTAGTTCTTATATGTTCAACTAACAACGCACCAACTGCTAAAGCTCCTTTTTCTGATAACAAAGTAAATTCAGGAGGATCTTCACTTGTATTTCTTGCATACCAATCATCGTTGACTGCCATAGCATTTAATGGAACTGAAATTGAAGGTATTTGTCCTAAATTTATATAACAAGAGTTTCTTGCTGCTGGATTTGTTAATGCATCAAATGAACTTGGAGGAGATGGATTATAGTAACCTGATTCACTAAGTATATTGTTTATAAAAATTTCAGAAGCACGAATGTAAGATTGTCTTGAAGTTATATTTTGAAAAAATAATTCAGTAGATGCAGTTGAATTAAAGTTAGTTCCATGTGCTGTTCCATACCCAGGCAAATCTGATCTACTAACAAACCCTGGTGTATAGAAAACAAATACAACTTCATCTCTGCTTATTCCTAAGTTTATAGCTGACTGTGCTATAAGAAATACTATACTATTTCTATCAAGCGGTGGTATTCTTGAACTATTTAAAGTTGTACCGTCTGTTAAATAATCCCATGCACCTACGCCATTATATGTTGCAGCTAGGTCAGCTAATTCCCAAACACCAATTTCTACAAAAACTACAACTTTACATTTAGATTGAGTTGAACCATTACCAAGTTGCCGATTTCTAATTTGTCTAAAAATTTCTGCTATACCAGCTTGCATAGTGGTGTCATTATCTGAACATCTATACCCATTATCTCCTGTGCGAGAAAGATAGGTTTTATCAAAAATTGTAAAAGCAATGCCATGTTGATTAGTAGTATCTATTCCATAGTGTGAAGTAACTACTAAATTACCTTTAGCAGTATCATTTGTACCTTTACCAACAAAACCAAATTGTAATTCTACTGCGGTATGTGTTGGATTAATGGCAGCTAAGTTATAATTTTTAGTAATTGCATGAATATTAAAACCACGTCTTGATTCTAAATTAGAAACTAAAGTTCCAACAGGTAAGTTTCTAACATCTCCAGCAGCAATTGTTGTTAGTGGTTGATTTTTGGCGGCTGAATAATGTCCAGTCAATACAACATTTGATGTTGGATTAAAAATACCAGGTTCATTTAAATATTGTTTTGGTGTAACTGCATTTACTACATAAGTAAAGAAACTACTTGCAAAGATTCCTAATTTATCAAGTCTTTCTTGTTCAGTTAAAGTCCTTACAATGGGTGTATGCAAATTATTGACAACACTAATTGAATCAAAAAATAAACCTAATTTCGGTTTTATAATTATACCACGGTCTTTATCTATTGTAGTAGTAGGATCTATTAGAGCTGGTGTATCAAGTTGATTTAAATAAAAAAAACCATGAGCACCCATTGTATTTAAAGTTAAAGCTAAACCATTAACTTTATTTCCTTGAATTGGAATGGGTGTTCCAGCGGATCTAAAGGTATTGTATGAGTTATAAGGAGTAAAACTATTAAAACATGGAATAGGATTACGAATGCCATAAGTAATTAAAAACGGAACTCCAGCTTGTCCAGTTGCTACTGCTGGATTTGACGCAGTAGCAAGGCCGTATACCTTGTACCAGTTTTGATCAATAAAAGTTTTTTGTGCTTCTACTGAGTTAGAAGGCATAGTTCTATAGTTTGCTGTTGGAAATATTTTTTTAACTAAATATGTATTATTTTCTAAGTTAATAGCATCAAAACTATTCCATGCTGTTTCATTAGTAATTGCTGCTTTATTAGGTGCAATATTAAAACTTAAAAAAGTAAACAAGTCTGTTGTTGTTATTTTTCTTACAACAATTTGTTTTCCTGAATGAGTACCTAGTACATAGGATGCTGCTTCTGGTTTTAACTGACTTGGATTAATAGTTCCCCAATATAAAGGAGCATTTGTTGTTTGTACAGTCTCTTCAGTTAAAGGAGAAGTAATAATAAGAGGTCCACAACATTCCGCTAGAGTTGTCATTGTCTTTGTTAAAGTTAGTTGAGAAGCAAAACTAGTTTCTATTGTTTGTCTAGATGTTCCAACAGTTATGCCATTTGGTACATATCCATGTGTTTGAGCACCTGGAAAAATTTCAGTTATTAGATTAGTAGTTGGATCTAAAAAACCAATTCCTATGTACCAAAAATCTTGTGCTTGAATTGTATAAAGAGCTTCTGCTTTCCAATAACGAGTTGGTTGGTTAGGAGTAAAAGAAATTAAAGAAGCATGCAAGAGATTGACTTGGTTTGGATTTATAAAAGTAGGTTTATCTACTTCTACACCACCATTTAAAAAAGACCTAAGAATTGAAGTTTCATAAGATCTTATATTACTACTATATGAATTTGTAGGAAATGCATTTGAGTGCCATAAGGCTGGAAAACTTGAGTTTAAATTAACTTCTTCTGATGTATTATCAAAAGAATATAAACCCGATACTACTGGACTGTCTGTTGTAACTTCAGCATGAATAAAACCAGTAGATTTTTTACCTAAAGTTGTATTATTATAAAAGAGAATATTATTATAAAAAGTACTACAACCAGATAAATAATTTCCAACTCCTGTTGTATTTGGATTATTCCATGTAGCAGAATTAAATCTATCAAAACCAGGAACAACATGTGTTTGCCAACCAAGAAAAATTGGAGTAGCATATAAAGATCGTCCATTCCAGTTTGCATTTCCTTTAATTAATGCTTTACTAATTCCATCTATTAAACCACCTGTATAGTGATATGAATCAGGATCTTCGTCGTACTGCCATTGATTAGGTTCTAAACCAGAAGCTGCGCCACTTACAAAAAGAACATCTGTTCTTCCGGTATCAGTTTCAAATAAAAATTGTTTTAATTTTCCCCATACATTGCTTTTATCACTATAAACAAAGTTATTACAAATAACGCCTGTTGGTCTAACTGATACTGGCATGTTTACTCTCCTTATTTATTATTTTTTAGCACATCCACAAGACATCTTAGGTTTCTTTTTAGAGGATGTTTTCTTTTTCTTTGCCATTATTTTTTTCCTTTACTTTTAGATTCCCATGATACTGGTTTAGAACTTTTTTTAGCCTTGACACCTTTGCTAGTGCATTGGGCCTTGGTTGGTCGGCAAGCGGGATAAGAGCCGCCAGACTTGGCAGACTTTCGACCACATGGCCCACCCGTCTTACAGTTTATCCAGCCCTTACCATTGTTCCGCTTGAACCAACCATGCAGACCTTCCTTTTTTTCTAAGGAAAAGTCAGCCATTACTTCATACCCTTCTTTGGTGACATCTTCTTACCAGTCTTCTTGGCTTCGGCCTTTGCATCGGCCTTGCCCTTAGCTGTGTAAGGGAATGATTTCTTACCTACTTT